CAATTATCAACTATATGTTTGATGGTTGTGAACGGACTGGCTTCCAATGCCCCCTTTGGTAATGGAATGTTCTGCTCAACAAGCGCTTTGGCTTCGATTAGGATTGCTATTGTATTGTCTTTTTTGAGCGTTTCCCACTGCTCCGCTGAGATGTCGGTAACAAGTCCAGGAATAAACTCAACATTTCCTCCTTTGTATGTCTGGAAAATTCGCCTCCCAGCACGAGGGCGAGGTGGTTCACGCTCTGGGAAATATTGCAGACGTTTAACGATTGGTGAAGGCATGGTGTCGGTTATTCCTCCCAAATGTTACTAAGATAGACGCGGAGACGCGGGGACGCGGAGATTTAAGACCTTGAGACAGTCGCCTTCCTAAGCGGCGAACTTGTCATAATCGATATACAAAGCTCTAAAAGGCTCTCGAAACTGCACCTCTGTCGTGGCACAATAGGCAGTCATCGAATAACCTAAATCTGAATCCTGTCTAACCGGGGTTCTGTCCATCGTGAAAAACTGTCGCATGATTCCAGGTTTGGTGACTTGTCCTTCAGTCGGTATGCGATCCTCGTACAGCATAAAGCGATCGCGGTTTGCTCCTGGTGTGTGAACACCAAACTGCTCTAGTAAATCGCTGGTGAGTTCGTTAACTGGTTCAATTTCTCTGACATACATTCCCCTACCCATTCTTGTTAGTCGCTCCAGGGGTGTGCCTTCTGAGTCAGGGAATTTTCGGCAAAGAGAGTCATAGAGGTCAATCGTACAAAGCATCTTAGTCGCCATTGCTGTTAGCAACGAGCGCTTGTGAAACTCTTTGAGTAAGCCCCGTACCCTATCAAATAAATCAAGAGCTGGTTCTTCATGAAGGTTTGTACCAGCGGGAATATCAAGCGTGTCTACCCTCTGACCAGAAAACAAACCATCCATGCCCTCATTGCGATCGCCAAACACGACCAACTCATGTTCCTTCTCAGCGATTTTCTCGCTCAAGCCATCCATGAGCATCTGGACAGTGTTCCGCTCTGGTAACAAACCATTGGCGTTCGCCACTTCTTCGGCTGCAATATCTGAGATTGCATCCCACTTCGCTCCCATAACAATCACACGGGCATTATATTGATCAGCTGTAGTGCCTATTTGAAGTAAAGGAATGTCTGTTGCTTTTCCCGTATGAATCGTAGCCTTACCCGCATAATCAATACGCGGGATAATCACTCGCTTTTCTCCTAGGCGCAAATCACCAACACCATGAAGGTGTTGACCATTAGCTGCCCAGCGTTCGGGATAGACAGTTTTCAACCACTCTCTCTCATAACGAGTGACTTCCGCGTTCAAAATTTTGGCACTTCCGGCAAAATCAGCCATTAGAAACCTCCCAAATTCAAAACTGCAATCCCAGCTCCGGTTGTTCTGGTGATGAAGCGACCATTTGGTACAGGGTCATGATTCGCGCTGGGGGTGTTGGAAAAACGTCCAAGTATGTCAAGGGGGTCGGCTTCGGCAGTGTGCCTGAAAGTAGCCATATCCCCAATGTTTACCGCTGTCTCAACCCAAACATTGATATCACCCCAAGTCAGGATATCCACCGGAGTCCCAACTGGGAAACCAATGTTTTCGCCAGCCAGATACGAAACCTCATCAATTCCCCAGGAATCATTAATCACAGTGATTCCTCGGAATTGTTGCCCAGTAGCACTAGGCAAAACAAGCTTCCTGGGGTCATCACCTGTCACTACTGCTCGTCCGAATGGGAGGTTTATGTTCATCCCGTTGAGCAGTTCTTGTAAGGTTCCCCTAATGACGTTGTAGGTAGCGCTGGCTATCTGCCCTTCCAGCCCAATCGGAGAGCTGTAACTAACAGTTGTCTGTGGCATTTCCCCTCCTAGTTGTGATTCTGTCTGGGAGTACGACCACGATTTTCAATGCGTCTACGCCGCTCCTCTCTGGCATCTTCAAATCCCTTCCTGTCCTGGCGTTCATAACCGCCATACTGATTGGTTTCTTCGTAGTAAAGCCTATCTAGTGGTTGGCTATCTTGGTGCTCATGGGAGCGATTGCCGCGCATTTGGAGATAGGTGTCCCAAGCACCATCAATAAAAGATGCATCTCGTCCATCAAGTTTGATTGATGTTAACTTCCCCAGGCAGAAGGCTTTGGCTTGAGTAGAGCTTAAGCTGTAATCCGGTTGAAAATCAGGACTATCTAGCCTTATCTCTGGAACTGCCACACTCCACACATCCAGCCGCTGTTGAATTTGAGCCGCGATTGCATTTTCATCCATGCGATTAGAGTCGGCTTTTTCCAGCTGGGATTTAGTTACTTCCAGCTCCCCTTCTAGACGTGAATAATCAGACTTAGATTGTTCTAATTCCCCCTCTACCTTCTCCAAGTCTGATTGGAGAGAGTCGGCGCGGGACTGAAGCGCCCCGATCGCACTAATCAATCCTTCATCAGTAACTTCAAAGGCACGATCAGTGTTGTCTAACCGTAAAACTATAGTTGCCACTTTCTTCTTATCTCCTGTATTTTCAATTTGCTCGTCTCTCCTATCTTCTGAGTCTTCCCTGCCTCCATCCTCACTTTTGCTCCCCAAGTCAAAGTACAATGGCTTTGCGAACAGATCCGCTGCGCCTTCGGCGATCGCGAAACCTTCTCTTAATTCGGTTTGGTCAAATCGCAGTCCGACACTCTCTCCAGCCCTTCCACCCCCTGGTTCCAAGGGAGCCGCAACATGGTCATAGTCACCACGAAACTGCTCCCAAATTCCGTCCTCCCTTTGGGTTAACTTTTTGAGTCCATATCCAGAGCTAGCTTCAGGGAGTTTTCCCGCTGCTAAAATCCGCTCAATCACAGCCACTCCCCGATAGTCATCAACGATGGCTTCCGCCAAAAGCTTGTCATCTTCTCTAGCAAATCGATTGAGCAGAGTGCCAACCCTTAGTCCCTCCCTATTCAAATTGAACTTCCCTTTTCTGGGGTGAACTAAAACCATTGGCAGACCCGCTATTGTACGAACTGAATCATCGTTAAACAGCCCTTCAGAGGTAACCACCTCCGTTCGTTCGATAAATTTGCCGTTCTCATCCAGACTGTAATATTTGAGTGGTTTACCCACTTGTCCTAAAACTACATGGGTCCAATACCGCCCATCCGACAGCTTTTCCCACGGTAGAGGGTCAAATTTGTCCAATCTGAATAATTGCGGCTCAGCCATTTTTCCGACCTATGAGTGAGGAGTCAATTTCACTATGTTTACTACACTAGCAAGGACGTTTGATAAAATGTCCCTAGAATCGCAGTTTCTGCGATTCTTCCGCATATTCGCGATTAATCGCAGCTAGCACGATTAATCGCAGCTAGCGCGATTTTAAAAAAATGAAAAATAACACTAATGTCCTACTTGAACAGGTTTTGACGCATATAGAGACGAATAATCCTTATAAGCGCCAAGCTCGGATTATCCGCATCCTCAGAGAAATGAAAGGACTTGATCAAAAAGAACTCGGTTGCTTATTGGGAGTCGATCACAGCACAGTCAGCCGTTACGAACGTTTGGGATGCAACGATTTTCAGGTACTTTGTCGATTATCTGAAGTCTTTGATAGTTCACTTGATGTCTTTAAAGTCTAGGCGAAAATCCCCCTTGTTCCATCAAGTCACAAGGGTGCTTTCATTCTGCCTTGGTCTAATTCCCCCTCGTTCCATCAAGTCACAAGGGTGCTTCTTCACTGCACCCCAAAAAGCACGAAATAACGAAATAACGAAATAACGAAATCGCTAGCCATGATGTTCTGTCCAAAATTTGAACATCCGTTGTAGTAGCTCGACTTGGGTACAACCATAAGTCGCAGCAGTGATTTTGAAATCTTTTTTAAACTCAGCAGGCACTTTGAAATTCAAATTCGTAATTTCCCCTGGCTCAGGTTTACCTAGGTTTTCCTTTGTTTCCTTGATGCTTGGTGGTTCGCCCTTGCTAGGCTTTTTTGGTGGTGGTGGTGGTTTTGTTGCCATGTTTACGCTTCTTGTTTGCTCAACTTGTCAATGATGTTTTGTGCTACTTCCTCTGCCCGTTGCCTCAATGTAGGGAAGCTGACTTCTGAAATGGCATGACCCTTATCACTTGCCCGTCGATAGGCTGTCCTCTCTGGGATTGAGCCTGCTATTGTGCTGTAGCCTGCTTTATGAATGTAACTACGAGCTTCTTCTATTTCGTTTTCCCTATCTCCCACCCGGCAAAGGGTAAAGCTAATTTTGTCTTCTGGAATTGTTGCTACCAGCTCGTGTGCCAACAATATGGATGGCTTTAGGTCATCAAGCGATAAACCTGTAGGGAGAATAAGTAAGTGAGTAGCACGGGCAATCTCCAGCGTTCCTTGCATGGAATGTGGTGCGCCATCTAGAACCATTAGATCATAAACATCTGCGTGTTTAAGCGCTTGGCTAACAGTACGGAAGGGTTCTACAGCAATTTCAGGCTGTAAGCTGTTTTGATCCCGTCGTTTCTTCCAGTCGGTGCTGGTTGTTTGCGAAATATCTAAGTCAGCAATCTTGACATCCCATTTCGCAGCCGCATACTCACGGGCAATAAGACGAGCAATGGTGCTTTTGCCAACCCCTCCTTTTTGAGAGACCACCCCCACTAATATGGTCATCTGGTTTTCGTTTTTTCGTCATTTCGTTCTATAGCGATTTCTTTATATCGTCTTTTCGCCCAAACGTCAAGGTCAACGATACTCTAAACTGCACTTACACTGTGAGCGGCATTCGCACTGCTGGGTTGGAAGAACCACCTGCTCAATCGATACCCACCCCAACATTGTTAACCTCAAGCACTGTTCACAATGCTGATGAGTCTTCCCTAACACCCGACGCGCCTCCGTGTTATCCTGCGATCGCGCCACATCAGTCTTTACGCCCCAAAAGCTAACCTTGGCAGCATCCCCATACATTCGGAGACGATTAGCCAACCGTGCTTCTGAGATACCACCAGCAATGTCAGCTGCCAGATGCTTTAGACCAAACCTATCCCCGGTCAGTGAGTCAATGCCTGTGTGGTACTGCCGCTTCAACTGTCTCGCCACAATCAAAAACCGAGCAGGAGTCATTGCCTCCACTCCTCCCGCTCCCAGAATTGCTTCAGCTAGATGAATCTGCTTGAGAAATTCTGCTGCTTGTATTTGGAACTGTTCAAGGGTGAGAGAGCCACTGTTGTAGCGACGAGCTAGGTGAATCAGGTCGAGTTGGTTGCGATCGCGATACTTTTGTGTCAGTGCCAGGATAGCTTGCTTGGGTGCAAAACGATTAGTCCCCTTGTATTTGTAGCGATTAGTTTTGCGATCATAATAATAGTCGGGATGGTCGAGCCTAAGTTGAGTCAAAGCTTGCATTATTCTGGCTGAATCAGTTCTATCCACGCTGCCTTATGATCGCGATACTGGGCTGGTTCTCCTAGTCCCCGTTCGGCTGCGATCGCCTTCAATTCCATCAGTGTCTTACTTTGCAGCTCAGCAGGAGAAACTTCAGTTTCCAGAATCCCCTCTGCCACACTCACAAAATCAGCAGCAGAAATTTGACTGAGCCTCTCCCATTCATCATCGCTCAGTATGCCATCAGCAGCATCGATGCGATAACCCCTCAATTCATCCAGACTCATCTGACGAATACCACCAAAGAACTCAGATGGCATAGCTTCAAGGAAAATCTGAATGGCTTCATTCTGTGATTCGACACCAATCACCATTTTCTCTTCATCAAATGAGCCATTAATGTGTTGTGCGATCGCATAAATTAATGGTGATTTAAGTTTGGTTCCAACGTACACGTCTAATGCCATACCATCAGCACCCTTGGTCTTTTGAAAATGACCGTATGCTGCTGGTAGGAGCCTGCCATGTCTGTATTGGAAAGGTAAATACTGAAGTCCGACCTTAAATCCCTGCCAATCAATCACCCGCTGTACTGGAGTGGCATCGTCAAGTCGCATTTCATCACCGCGCCGCTGCCCCTTCCCATTACGAGTGCTGCCATCATCAGTGGTATCAACCTCTTTATCTGAATCCTCATCAGATGAAGAGGCTATTGTGTCACGAGTATCTCTGGGTTCGAGAACCAGGTTGTAATCGAATTCTGCTGTCTCATACTGGCGACGGGCTTCTTCAGCAGTGTAAATACCCAGTGGGATATTTTTACTGTCGCGCTCAGCCACTTTTTTCTGTAACTCAACCTGCTCAAGTGGTGAGAGAGTCGCAGCTAGTGGTAGCTCAACTTCCCAACCTTTGGGAAGATAACCACGAGTCGGAGAGTCTTTTGCCAGCATCGCATACTTACAAAGTCGTTCCAGTGGTTCCCTGATATTTTCATCAGCCCAGTCATTAACCTGCGATGCCCACTCAAATTTCAAGATTGTTGCAGCTTGGACACCCGTAGAGATACCAGTTGAACCAATTAGGTTGTAAAGTTTGAACTTGGGAATACCCGTCGAAGCTGCCCACGCATCCTCTAACCTGTCCATGATTCGGTCAGCACCCTGGTAACGACGCTGGATGTTTCCTGGCAGTTCATCATCTAAGTCGTACATTATTCCCCGCACTACAGAGCGTCCACGATCTAGCATCAAAGCGCGTCGATACAGGCTCTCAAGCGACAGCCGTTGTATAGTTTCAAGGTCGGCATCTTTGTCTAGTCCAAGCGCCTTCAGATGTTCGGGGTCGATTTTTCCCTTAAGCGCGTTCCCCAATCCCTTGACACCCAATGTAAACTGGTCATAGTCTTGCAACATTGCTGAGCTGGCTGCTAATCCCTGTTCCCATGATGCCCAGGCGTTGAACATTGCTTGAATGATTGAATCATTGTAACCGCCGTTTTGTGTAATAACATCATCATCCAATAGGCGGTCACCACTGAAACGAAGGACGCGATCGCGATGCCACTTCCTTCCCCAATCATCTTCTTTCTCATCATTTTTAATGAGGTTAAGGTGATAATGCTCTGGGTTAGTGGCATCTATCCGCCAGCGCCCATAATAATCGGGGTATAGTTCATCACGCCTCACCACTCTCACCCAGCGGATTGATTGAATGGAGCGTTCATCCACTGGTTCGGAAGGCGCTCTGCCATCATTAATACCCAGCAAAATGAAGGCATCGCCATATTGCCTCCCCAAAGAAGCAGCTCTCCTGAAGGATTGCCGATAGTTTCCCTTAACCTCCCGCAGATATTGTTGAACGTCCTGCGGGTCTACCCCCACATCCTCTCCAAATTTGAGTTTGTACCAGGCTTTGATGGCATCATTCGGAAAAAGCTCAATGGCACGTCGTATCAGTCGAGATTTTCTCGGTAAACTCTGAAGTTCCTGGTAATTCAGCTCCCTTACCAGAGTATTAATACGGGCATACTGGGACTTATCCCGTGTCGTCCCAATCCCAGTCATGTTATTCGCCAAGGCTGAAAAAATTATCGAGAGAGCCTCAGAGTCGTTCCGATAGGTTCCGCCAAAAAACTCCACCATCTCAAATCACCATCGCACTCAAGCCATCAAATGTACTTTTTTCGCTTTCTTGCTCACAACCGCAAATCAGCTCGTCCTTAATCGCAGCTGGATTCCAGCACTCATCAAATTTTAATCCACAGTCCATCGCCTGCTGCTGCCTGAGTAACCACTCAATCGCATGAAGTGGATCTACAAACTTTGCCCCATCACCTTCTATCAGTCCCTGCCTAGGAAGCGCTTCCTGGTGCGTTCCTAACCAGAATGCTGCCACGATAAATGGTCGGTACACCGTTGTCCCATCTTCCCTCGTTCCCTTTGCTGCTTCCAGGAATGTAGTGAGCAGTGGGTCATTACTGGTGTCGGAAATTTTAGCTAAGTCTTTTGCGATCGCAAGACCTTCTTCTACTGTTGAGAGCGCCATAGTACTATGTCTATATTGCTACACCTTTATAATACTACTCAGCCTCAGTGAGAGTTTTTATTTGACCAGAAACAAACACCATCAAGTGAAAAACATCGAGCTGATTCGATCTGATGGATCGCGATGGTCATTGAAGCCATAACAGACAGCATCCCCAAGGTTAGGGGAGCGACCGAGGCGCTTACGAGTCAAATCCTTTTTCTCAATCTTGATTTTTCCGGTACTCAATTCTTCATACCAGATATTAGCTAACTCTTCGATTACCTCGTCTTCGTATTCTCCCAGTGGTGCTACAGCTACCTCACCCTGCTCAAATGCTTCTCGCATTTTCCAGAAGTCTTCAGCCTTAAGGTTGGCAAATTGTACTGGGTCAGCAGCAGCTGTACCCCAATTGACTCCATCAGCTGAGATGTACTCCTCAATCAACATTGCTAAAGTTCCAGCGCCCACACCAATCTGATCGACGCTGACACGACCGGGATATTTTTTAACAGTATTTATTGCTAACCCAGCAGCTCTAGCAGTGTCGGAGCGATCGCCTAATGTTACCTGCTCTCTAACTATATAGAGTACCGAACCACGCCAGCCAGCCAACCCGTGAGAGTCACCACCATCACCCACATCCAGACCCCATCGCCATTCCTGTCGGTCGGCTATCTTATCCCAATACTCTGGGTCAGCATCATATCTGGCACGAGCCGCGATGAACCACGAACGTGGGATAATTGAAGCTGAGTTATCCTCTGGGAAGACGCCCTCGACACGGGACACCCAGTAAGCAGATGCTTCACCACGATGGCGCTGCTTTTCAATCCACGATATTGAAACAGCACCCTTAACGCGATCGCGAGGTAAATGCTCTGCCCAATCTTTTTGGGGAAGAATAGGTTCCTCTTTATCTTCTGTACGAATCAGCGCTGCTATTCCTGGCTTGAGGCGATGGATGCCGTTAATATCTTTCTCATATGCCCAGCTAACATTAGGGTGACTCCACACGGGGATACGAATATTCGAGGCACGACAGGCTCTAAAAAATGGTGTAGAAGCAGCGGTGGGGTTGCCAATTCTCAGTAAGCGGTTGTCAGCACCAGTCACACAGGCTGATGCTCCGTCGTCAATCTCCTGACTAATACCATTGGCTTCATCCTCGATCACTAGTAGCCTCTCAGCGTGAATCCCTTGAAAGGTATCGCTTGAGTAATCATAGGAGCTGAATCCATAAGCATAAGCAGATGGGGACTTCTCCACAAAGAGTTTACCCCGGCGTCCACCGAGTTTTTTCTTGTTCAAGTCGTAGAGAGTGCGGACTTCTTTCCAGAGCAGCTCCTTGACTTGGCGTCCTGTGGGAGCAGTGGACACACACATTCCCTCAACTGAAAACACCCACCACAATACCAGAATACCTGAGAGGAAAGTTTTACCTACACCATGAGCTGCCTGCACATTAGTCACACTGCGATCGCGTACCGACAACATTATCTGTTCCTGTTCCGGGGTCAGGAACTCGACACCCAGATACTTAGCAAAGCCGATGGGGTCATTGCGGAACGAGAGTGCTTTGTTGTCAGCCTTGTAGCGACGGGTTGACTTAACCTCTGTACTTGCCCTTTCTCCACTTATCATTCGGGCAACGTTTTGCATAGACCGTTGTGATCTAATTTTCCTTTTTCCCCTCATAACATTCAGTCGGGAATTCTTCCCGTAAATGCTTTGCTTAGCTCAAGAGAAAGGGACTCACTGTTGTGATCCACAATATCCAGTATCTGTGGCACGATATCTTCTGGGATGATGCCATCAAGCATAAGATCCTTGAGAGAATTTGCTGTGTCCCCCCTGTGAGTTTCTAACATATCAGTTAACCGAGCGATACCATCAATCAAATACTTGACTTCTCTGGGACGCATCGGTTTACTGCTTTGGGCTTCAAGCAGCAGCAGCTGGATCTGCTGTAACAGAGCTTCGGCTATTTTGAGGATTGCGCTATCCAGCTTTGAATAAGTGGACATCAGTGTCGCTATCTTCTCGCGATCGCGACACCTATTTAGCTCAAACAGAAATTCAGCGTGCCTCTCTTTCCAGTTGTAGCGATAAGCTCTTTGATATATCAGCTCACGAGGGACACCATACTTATCTTCAATAACTTTATAGTCAATAGGAGATTCACTTCGGAGAACCTCTGCTTCTATTCGTACCCAGTTATACTTTGGTTGTGGCATCACTCATTAAGCGATTTTTTTTGATAACGTTTTGACAACATTTTGATAACCCTTTTCCCGTTCCATTCTGCCTTAAATGAGAAGTAGAAGGCTATTTATGAGAGTTCTGGAGTTTATCAAAGTCTTATCAAATTTTTCATTTGCTTGAGCAAAAAACAATCTTGTTTGATAGCAGTTTCATAATTCATTCACTAATTCAGCCTCCCTCCCTGTCTTTTGCTCCCAGCGCTGCATAGTCAGCTCACAGTACTCTGGGATTAGCTCAACACCAAAGACAAAGCGGTCACCCAAAGATTCAGCTGCCAGGAATGAACACCCTGACCCGGCGAAGGGGTCAAAAATATCCCCCGCACTGCCATAGGAGGAGAATACCCACCGCGCTAACGCCTGGGGTTTCTGGTTGGGGTGACATCGCGCCTCGTTACTTTCTTCCCCTTCCTTAATCATCCCATTCCAGGTATGACGGAAGATTCTGACAGCGGAGGTTTGGTTTGTCCACGCCAACTCAGCATCAGCAAAGCAGGTTCCCTCGTTCTGCTTATCCCAGACCAACCAGCAGCTGGAGGGAGGCACACCGTAGTGATTCGCTCCCCACCACACTTGCACAGCTGATGGGAACAGGCGATTACACAGCTCGAATGATGCCAAAGCTGTTTGAGTTGAGTCGTCACCCGCCACCGGTAAGTATGTTTTGGAACTGTACTTAACTTTATTGAGGCGTTTAGAGAATTTAATGGAGCTACCACCACCAATCTTGCCGTCTTTGTTCTGACACTTCATCCCATAAGGCGGGTCGCTCCAAACCAAGGTGATATCGCGCTCACAGAGGAATTTTGTCACCAAATCTTCATCCAGTGAGCTGCCGCACAACAATCTATGCTCTCCCAACGCCCAGACTTCTCCTGGCTTACAGCGTGGGGTAAGGTTCTCGGTGGGAGGAGTGCCATTGCCACCACCACCATCATCCTCCTCCTCATCCAACCCCAGCAGTTCACTCAATTCGCTCTCATCAAACCCAGTCAGGGTCAAATCATAGTCGAGTCCCTTAAGTTCCTGGAGTTCAA